CGGGTACAGGTTCTCCCGGCCCTCCTGGTCCAACAGGCCCACAAGGATTCACAGGTCCAACGGGTACAGGTTCTCCCGGCCCTCCTGGTCCAACAGGCCCACAAGGATTCACAGGTCCAACGGGTACAGGTTCTCCCGGCCCTCCCGGCCCTCCCGGAGGTCCCGGCCCTCCCGGCCCAACAGGATTGACAGGAGATGAAGGTCCAACAGGACCTGTTGGTCCACCAGGTTCAGCGGGAGGCTCAGGCCCTCCCGGACCTAAGGGACAAAAGGGAGAAAAAGGAAGTTCTTCAGGAGGACCTTTCCCTGCTTTTTCGGATAGAAGACTAAAAAAGGATATAGAAGAAATAGATCCCGTATTAGAACAACTATATAGCATAAAACCTGTTAATTATAATTGGAACACAGATGAAATGAAAGGTGTTATTTTAGAAGTAAACAAAACATCATCATCTCACAGGATTCCTTCTAACTTATATGGCAAAGAAGTAGGTATTATAGCTCAAGATATAACGGATGGACTTAAAACAGGTCTACTAAAGGAGTTTAAGATAGAAGGACAAAAAGGAGTTCTAGCTGTCAACTATGATAAACTTTCGGTGTATAATCTAAAAGCTATACAGGAATTATATGATTTAATAAAGGATTTAACTAGGAGAGTTACAAAATTAGAAAAAGGAGAAAATTATGAGTAAACTAAGAAATGTAGAAGCAGTAAAAAAACTTCTAATAGGAGAACACAAAACCCAGAATAGAACAACTATAGGATATCGAAAGAAAGAAGATTCCGAAATAAGAAAGGTAGGAGATATATGGGAAGATGTTTCACCTATGGGTCATGTAACAGAATGGGAGCAAAGAGATGGATATAAAGTAAAAAGATCTAAAGGTGTTAGGGAAATACTAAAAGAATTAGATAGCATAAGTAAATTTCCTAATTGCTTAGATACATGTGATAGCAAACTTTTCGGTCAAGCAGATTATAAATTAGGAAAAAAGACAGGAAGATGTTTAGAATGCACAATAAAATATGAAGCGGAATTGAAGCTAAATGGAAAATTTGATACTTATGTCCATGATAAAAAGAAAGAAAATGCAATATCATTTCTAAAAGAAGCATCTAAAGAAGTAGAAGTTTTATTAAGATCATTTGATAACATGGGATATTCTCATGCAGATGGATCTATTGAAAAATGGTCAATCGAAAACAAAGAATCATTTTTGGAAAAGATTAGGTCTGATTTTAATAATTTGAAAGATGATATTATGGGAACATATAATATAAAAGAAGAAGATTTAAATATAGATGTCAACAAATAAAGTAAAATTAGCAATAGCTCAGGAGTATAAAAAATGTGCAAAAGATCCAATCTATTTCACTAAAAAATACTGCAAAATAGAGCACCCCAAAAAAGGACGTATATTATTTGGTCTTTATCCATTCCAAGAGACTACATTAGAAAAGATGTATAAGGAAAGATACATTATCATAAATAAAGGAAGGCAGCTAGGGATATCTACATTATCAGCCGCATTCATTTTACATAATATGATATTTAATAATGGATATAAAGTTCTTATCATCGCAACCAAACAAGATGTAGCAAAAAACTTAGTTCATAAAATTAGATTGATGCATGATTTTTTACCTTCCTGGCTAAAACAAGAGACATTAGAGGACAATAAAATGATGCTTAGATTTAAGAATAATGGATCTAGTGTTAAAGCTGTATCATCAAGTCCTGATTCTGCAAGATCTGAAGCATTATCTTTATTAGTTATAGATGAAGCAGCTCACATTACTAATTCAGAAGAAATTTGGACAGCTGCACAATCTACATTAGCAACAGGAGGTAGTTGTATATTATTATCGACACCCAATGGAGTAGGTAATTTATTTCATAGAATTTGGCAAGAATCCTTAAATGGAGGAGATTTTACTTCCGTATTTTTACCATGGACTGTTCACCCGGAAAGGGATTGGAAGTGGAGAAAGGAGCAAGACATATTGTTAGGAGAAAAAGCAGCGGCTCAGGAATGCGATGGTGACTTTTTAACATCCGGACATACTGTGGTAGATGGTAGCATTTTAGTATGGTATGAGAATAATTGTGTAAAAGACCCAATAGAAAAAAGAGGTGAGACTGGAGATTTATGGGTATGGAAATATCCTGAAAGTGATTGTACTTACGTTGTATGTGCGGATGTATCTAGGGGAGATTCTTCTGACTTTTCTGCTTTTCATGTTTTAAATATAGAGACGTTAGAACAAGTTGCAGAATTTAAGAGTATGATTGGCACCACCGAATTTGGACATTTGTTAATGAGTATAGCCTCCGAGTATAATGGGGCTTTACTTGCTATTGAAAATGCTTATGTTGGTTGGGCAGTTTTACAAACTATTATAGATTTAGGGTATCAGAATCTATATTATACTTTCAGGAATGACCCTTTTATAGACCCCGACGTACATGTTAACATAAATCAAGACTATTTACTTAAGGATAATATGGTTCCGGGATTTACCACATCTACTAAAACAAGACCGGTAATGATTTCTAAACTAGAAACATATTATAGAGAGAAATCTCCAATAGTATATAGCAAGAGATTAATACAGGAGCTATTTACTTTTGTTTGGAAAGACCACAAAGCAGAAGCTAGAGATGGATATAACGATGACTTAGTTATGTCTTTTGCTATTGGACTTTGGGTTAGGGACACTTCTTTAAAAATGAAAACTTTAGGTTTAAGTTTTTCTAGATCTTTACTAAATAACACAACAAAAACTATATACACTCCAAGTAACGCTAATAAAATGCATGATTCTTGGTCTATGAAGACTAGAAACAATGAATCAGAGAGTCTAACTTGGCTTATAAAATAAAAACATGGATAATTCAATACAAGCAAAACTAAAGAGATTATTCTCTACGCAAGTGATTGTTCGGAGAATAGGAAAAGATAGAATTAAAGTTATTGATACCTCTAGGCTGCAAGGTGCAGGTACTAAAGATAAAGTCGGTTATGCAGACAGATTCTCTGGTTTACATACATCTAGACAATATGGGTATTCACCTAACAATAACACTATAAATTTCCACTCTTCAAAGTTACAGATATTTACAGACTACGAAGCTATGGACACAGATCCAATCATAGCCTCTGCATTAGATATTTATGCAGACGAGAGTACAGTAATGTCAGTAGAGGGAGACTTATTAAATATTAGTACTCCTAATGAGAATATCAAAAAAATACTTTATAATTTATTTTACGACATATTAAATATAGATTATAATTTATGGAGTTGGACAAGATCCTTATGTAAGTACGGAGATTTCTATTTGTATTTGGATATAGAAGAGGGTCTCGGTATAAAAAATGTAATTCCTTTATCAGCCTATGAAGTTAGAAGGATGGAGGGGACAAACCCAGAAAATCCTTATGAAGTTAAATTTATATACGAGGGTTTACATACTACTCAAATGAGTCCAATTGTTTATAGAAATGAGGAAAGAAAAAATAAAGAATTAGACTATCATGAAGTAGCTCATTTTAGATTATTATCGGATAGTAATTTTTTACCTTACGGAAGAAGTCAAATAGAACCTGCAAGAAAGATTTTCAAAATGCTAACTTTGATGGAGGACGCTATGTTAATTCATAGAATAATGAGAGCCCCGGAGAGAAGAGTTTTTAAGATAAATGTAGGAAGTATTCCTCCTAATGAAGTAGATAACTATATGTCTACTATTATATCAACAATGAAGAAAACTCCTTACGTCGATGAAAGAACAGGAGATTATAACCTCAAGTTTAATCTTCAGAACATGTTAGAGGACTATTATCTACCGGTAAGGGGCAAAGATGCGAGTAGTGAGATATCAACACTACCAGGCCTAGGCAATCAAGGTTTTATGGATGATATTGAATACGTTAGAAATAGAATGATGGCTGCTTTAAAAATCCCTAAACCTTTCTTGGGATATGATAAAGATACAGAAGGTAAGTCTATGATTGCCGCCGAGGACGTTAGATTCGCTAGAACTATAGAAAGAATACAGAAAATAATTGTATCAGAGTTAAATAAGATTGCCATTATTCATTTATACACTCAAGGATATAAAAATGAAGAATTAATTGATTTTTCTCTTTCTTTGAATAATCCATCTTTAGTTTACGAAAGACAGAAAGTAGAAATATTAACAGAGAAAATGAATTTAGCTCTAACGATGCAAGATTCTAAATTGTTCTCTAGGAAATATATACATGAAAACTTATTTAAATTATCAGAATCAGAAAGATTAACAGAGGAAGAATTGATTATTGAGGATTTGATGACTACCTTTAGACATTCTCAGATAGAAACAGAAGGTAATGATCCAAAATTATCAGGTCAAAGTTTTGGTACTCCACATGATATGATGTCATTAAAATTAGCATCTAAAGGAAATGAAGTCGATGCACTATCATTTGATGATGGCGAGGAATTAGAATTTGCGGACAAGGAGGATAATCGAGGAAGACCTAAGAGAATTGGTACGTTTGGTACAAAAGACGATAAAGTTAATGGTAGAGATTCTATGGGAGATAGGGATATGAAATCTAATTTGGAAGGGGAAAAAGACCCTTTAAAGGCAAGAAAAAGAGAAAACCCCATCAATTTAGAATCAAAACTAGTAAATTCTCTTAAGAGGCAATTTGATAGTCCTATAAGAAATAAGAATCTAATTATCGAAAAATCATTTAAAGAAAATGAAAAAGCAGCAGGTACAGATTTACTAAGCGAAAATAACTTGTTAGATTTAGAGTGATTTAGATAAACATTACAATATTTATTTAAAATAATTTCTTTTAATAAGAAATTCACAACTATAAAAAATGAAGAAAATAAAACACAAAAAACACCGAAATACGGGATTGATTTTTGAAATGCTAGTGAAAAAAATGACTAGCAATGTATTACAAGGAGAAGGGATAAATGAAATATCCTCAATTATAAAAAAACACTTTTCAAATAACTCAGAGATTAGACAGGAGTTGACTTTCTATCAAATGTTAATCAAAGAGAAAGTAAATAGCCCTAGTCTCGCTAATGAATTAATTGAATCTATCAAAGAAGCTAGAAACTCTTTAGACCTTGAAAAATTAAATAAAGAGAAATATAGATTATACAAAGACATTACATCATATTTCGGCGGGGATTCTTTCTTCGACATAAAAGTAGAAAACTATCAGAACTATGCTAGCATCTACACATTATTCGAATACAACCAATCAGATAATCCTCCAGTGATGGTCTCAAATAAACAAAATCTAATAGAATGTATATGCAATGTAGAACCATCTAATACTATGTCATCTGAATACTTAACAGAATCAGAAGATATAAGATTGTCAGCATTTGAGATAATGATTGAAAAGTATAATGATAAATACAATGGTTTATTAAGTGAGCAAAAAACATTATTAGGCAATTATATAAACATGGAGACATCATCAGATGAATTTAAAACATTTATTGCATCTGAAACAAATAGATTGAAAGAATCCATTAATAGCATTATTCCTAAGATTGAAAATACAGCATCATCAAATAAATTAAATGAAATGATAGATGTATTAGATCAAATTAATAATGCAAAATACATCACAGAAGACCACATACATGTTATCATGAAATATTATGAGTTTGTAAATGTTATAGCAAAGTGAAAAATATAAAAAATAATAAAGAAGCATTCATGAAATACCTATTTGAGTCTTTAAATAAAAGTTTTAAAGTGGGTGGGCCCGCCGAATCTTCTTCCAAATACTTACCTATTGACGATGAGGATGAAGTTAAAACTGAAATGAATGTAACAAGCAATCTAGATGGCGGTGAAGGTCCTCCAAGAACTCCACTAGTATTCAAAAGGAGAAAACCGGAGACAAAGGAAAAACCTTACAAATTCATAAAGAAAACAACTTTCAATAAAATAGAGCGGGATAAAGAAAAACAAAAAACCACTCCATTTTTAAAACAAGAATCCGTAATAAATTTTATAGACGAATTCTTAAAAAATCTAAATAATGGCACAAAATAGAGTACTCCTAATAGACTCCATATCTATTTTTAATCCTGTTAGCTGTGTATTAAATGAATCCAAAGGTAAAAACGGCGGACTACTAGTTAAAGGAATATTACAAAGAGCTAACTCCGTAAATCATAATAAGAGAATGTACCCTCGAAAATTGATGGATGAGCAAGTTAAAAAGTATCAGGATAAAATAAAAGAGGGTATAGCTTATGGAGAATTAGATCACCCGGAAAGAGCTGATACCTGGCTATCCGAGGCATCTCACATAATTACAGATATTTGGTGGGAGGGAGATGATATATACGGTATTGCTGAAATTTTAGACTGGACACCAAAGGGTCATTTACTAAGACAGTATTTTGATAAGGGATACACGGCAGGAATAAGTTCTCGAGGAGTTGGATCTTTAAGAGAAGCTGGACTTAGAAATGGTGCACCTTACTATGAAGTTGGAGAAGATTATGAAATGGTAGCTTTTGACTTTGTATCTAATCCATCTACACAAGGAGCATTTATGTCACCTGTAGTAATGAAAGAATCTAAAAGTTATCTTGTAAATGTCGATATATTAGCTGACGAAATCCTGAACATGTCAAAAATACTGTAATGGCATCTATAATTTTTATTGCTCCTGATTTTGTTTTTACTGACAAATTACTAGGCAAATTTATGGATGATGATAAAACAAAAAAGGTTAATGCGGCTATGAATGACCGGCATTCGAAGTTATCTATAAAAGAAGCAGAAATAGCTAAAAGAGAATTTGAGTCAGCTTTAAAAAATACTAAAAAAGGAGCCTATAAAAAAAATGTTCGAGTAGAAAAAAGCTTAGAAAATTTATACAAAAATGCAGAAACTCTAATAAAAAATAATAAAATAATAATAGTAGCGGTACCACAAACTAGAAAATTCTTCCTAGAAAAAGTAACTCCTAGTGGTATTAGTAGAGACACCTTTTTAGCTAGATTAGACAAAGCCGGAGAAAAAAATAAAATAAAAGTAAGGAAGTATTTGCTTTTATATTCTTATGATATAAATCAAGTATTCGATAAAGATTCATTCGAAAAATTAAGTTCAAATCAAGACAGAAGATATATAGGTAAAACAGAAACTTCTGAAGGATATTATTCAACGATAGATAAAGGAGATAAGAGCAGATTTATAATCTACGATAAAAAGGCCAAATTTCAAGAGGCAAAAGTAATTGAGGCAGATACAACAGGTGAAAAAAAATTAATAACAGCCCCTGAAGGAGTTTCAGAATTTACAGGATTTCAAGATGTTATAAAACTAGAAGAGGAGGATGACGAAGAATTAAAAATTTCCGAGATAATAAAATTTCAAAAAGAAGCTAAATCTGTCTCTAAAATATTGTTTACACCTACCGGAAATGCAGTGAAAGATTTAAAAATAGCAATAAATAATAAATTAGTAATAAAAGTAAAATATAGCGGTACGACAAATTATGCGGGAGAATTAGCAACAGGAGTTAGAATTATAGAACCTGTCGCTTTAGGAACATCTAATATTGGTATATCTCGTAATTCTCTAGCGATAAGAGCATGGTTAAAAAAGGGGGATACACTAAACCCTAAAAATAGACCGGGATGGAGATTTTTATACGTATCTAGAATAGACAGCATAGAATTCACAGGAGAGTCATTTAATTATAAGCGACCCTCTTTTAATAGTACGGGAGATAAATGGCTTAAATCTATAGTAGCTATATCTTCTTTCGATAAAACTAGGATATACGGAAAAGGTAGAAGAGCAGAAATAGAAACATCATTAGTAGTAAGATTAAGTCTTCTTATTGCATCACCTAACACCACTAAACGAGAACTTATAACATATATAAAAAAATTAAAAGAAGTAAGAGAGAATCACGAAAATGGAATACAAGTTTTAGGCTATAAAGACAGAGAATTATTATACAAATATTTCTCCCAAACACGTTAAATAGATTTAAAAAATAAATAAAAATACAAGTTTTACATAAAAAATAGCATTTTAGGAAAAATGTATAATATTTATTGATAATAATATCTTGTATAATATAAGATTAAACGATTAGAAAATATATTTAAGATTTACAATAGTCTTACAATCAAAATAGTAACATGAACGATTTATTAAAATCCGCAATTGCTGATGCAAAAGCTATAAAAGAAACAGCAATGCAAAATGCAAAAGCAACTCTCGAAGAGTCAATTCTATCTAAAGTTTCTCCGCTTCTTGAAAGTAGACACGACGAAGAAGAAAAAGAAGATGTGAAAGAGGAAGAACAACCACCTTGGTTGAAAAAAAAGCAAGGACATAAAGAAGGCCCTAAAATGGAATCTAAGGAAACTGATGAAGAGGAAGATAACATGGAAGAGGCTTATGACGAAGAAGGAGAAGAGAAAGATGACAAAAATGAATCAGCTAGTTTAGAAGAAATTTTAGCCGAACTAGAAGAGGAGTTAAAATCATCTAACATCGGATCCGGAGATAACAAAATGGATAATTACGACAGTGATACAGAAGACCCTCAAGGTCCTAAGTATTTTAGCCGTAAAGATGTAATGAGCGCCCTAGAATCAATGTTTTCTGAAGCTATCGGAGACAAAGAAGGTGATGACGAAGAAGAAGAAGAAGGTGAAAAGAAAGACATGAAAGAAATGGAAAAAGAACTAAAAGAGGCTTATGAAGTTGTAAATCAACTCAAAGGAATGCTTCAAGAAGTTAATCTGTTAAATTCTAAATTACTTTACACTTCTAAACTTTTCCGCAACTACGCTTTATCAGAAAATCAGAAGAAAGATATTTTAGAAAACTTTGAGCGTGTAGTAACAATCAGGGAGGCTAAATTATTATATTCTACTTATGCTAAAGTACATGAAGGTGTAGATGCAAATAAAGGTAAAAAATCTAAGAATATTACTGAATCTTTTGCTTCAAAACCAACCAACAGTACAGCTCCTTCTGCTGCTACTAAATCAAATATTGTAAATGAATCAAACAATCTACGTGCAAGATTACAAGAACTTGCAGGTATAATTAAGTAAAAATATGGGAAATTTAGACCACATGCTTCCGCATGACTATAATAGAACACAAAAAGCGGAGGCGATGAAATACATAGCCAAGTGGGAACCCACTGGTTTACTTGAGGGCTTAGATGAAAAAAGAGAGAAACCGCATTTAGCAGTTCTTTTGGAAAATCAAGCTCGTCAAATCGTAACAGAAGCTAACAGAACTGGTACTGCTTCTAATTCGGAAGAATGGGCAGGTGTAGCACTACCTTTAGTACGAAGAATTTTCTCTTCCATTGCAGCTAAAGATTTTGTTAGTATCCAACCAATGAACTTACCTTCGGGTCTAGTATTCTTCTTAGACTTTAAGTACGGCACATCACAGCCAGGATTCTTTGCCAATCAAGGTAAAAATTCTCAGAAAGACTCTCTATTCGGTATTACCGATTCAGACAAAGGTGGCGCAGCTGGTACTCAAGGTCTTTACGGAGCAGGAAGATTTAGCTATTCTATTAATGACTATTCAAGCTCTACTTTGTCTTTCACAGGTAGTTTAAATAGAATTAACAGTACTAAATTCTTTACCGGATCTGTTAACATGACCTCTGATATAAACTATGATACCAACTTCTCCGCGTCTTATAAGAGCAACGCGAAGTTACGTAAAATATTTATATCTACTGATTCTCTTTCAGGATTTGATCCACTAGGAGTTAGAGCATTTACAGTAACAGGAACTAATATCAATGATACATTCCAGCAGTTTACGTCTTATGATTTGACTAATAGTAGAATCGTATTCATTGTTTCTGGCTCTACTACAATATCTAACGTAAAGGTAAATTATCACAAACAACCTACTGACCTTACTAGAGGTGACTTCGAAGAGGGTAAAACTCAGGCAGGTGGCGCGGATCAAGATTTACCAATTCCAGAAATCAATTTGGAGATGCGCTCTGAGGCCATTACGTCTAAAACACGTAAGTTAAAAGCTAAATGGACACCGGAATTCGCGCAGGATCTTAACGCATACCACTCTATTGATGCAGAAGCTGAATTAACTTCTATGCTTTCTGAATATATTTCTCAGGAAATTG